CGAACCTGTCACCCTGGCGGATGCCAAACTGCATTTGCGGGTGGACGGGACGGTTGAGGATGCCCTGATCCAGACATTGATCTCCGCGGCCCGGTTGACGCTGGAGGCACATGGAAACCTCGCTATGATCAACCAGACCTGGGCCCTGCGGCTGGACAGGTGGTCGGGATCTGTTGTCTCCCTGCCCATCGGGCCGGTCTCTGCTGTTCAGGCAATCTTTGTTGACGGGGTCGCGCTGGCGAATGAGGCTTATGTGCTGGTGCCGGGTGGGGAGGCGCGGATTGCCCGCGCCGACAATGCCCCGTGGCGCGCGCCGTCCGGCCTGGCCGGCGGTATCGAAATCCGCTTCGACGCGGGCTTCGGACCCGAAGGCACGGATGTGCCGCGCCACCTTCACCACGCCATTTTGATGCTTGTTGCTGAATGGTTTGAAAACCGTGAGGCCGGATCACGCGTCGAGGCCGGGTACGCCACGCTGCCGCCGGCGGTCATGCGGTTGATCTCACCCTATCGAAAGCACCGGCTATGATCGGCAGTCTTCGACACAGGCTCATACTCGAAGCCCCGACCCAGATGCCGGATGGGGGCGGGGGTGCAACCATCAGCTGGTCAGAACAGGCAACCGTCTGGGCCGACATTCGCGCGCGCCGGGGTGGTGAGCGGGACCAGGCGGACCGGCCGGACGCACGGCTGCAATTACAGGTGCGCATCCGGTATCGCCGCGATGTGTCAACCGCGATGCGTTTGCGCGATGGGACGCGTGTTTTCAACATTCTCTCCCTGTTTGACGAGGATGGTCGTGAACGGTTTCTCACCTGCGTGTGCGAAGAGGGGGGCGTGTCATGAGCCTGGATGCAAGCTGGCCACTGCAGCAGGCGGTACATGCCGCCCTTGTGGCGGATGCCACTCTTTCGGCGCTGGTGAGTGGCCGGATCTATGACCGGCCGCCACAGGACGTGGCCTTCCCCTATCTGACTCTGGGAGACACGGAGGTAAGCCCCGTAGGGTCAGGCGACACGGTGGCAAGCGTGCATGTTTTGACCATTGCTGTCTGGTCGCGTGCAAACGGGCGCCGCGAGGCAAAAGAAATCATGAGCGCCCTGACCGCTGCGCTGACCGATGCACGCCTGCCGCTTGCCGGTCATGTGCTGGTCAGCCTGCATTGGGTCTCCGCGTCCCTCTTTTATGACAAGGCTGCAACCGCCCTGAAAGGGGAGGTGAGGATGCGTGCCTTCACCGACCGTCTAGCCTGACATCACAAACAAGGAGAAGAACATGACCGCTCAGCGCGGCAAGGACCTGTTGCTCAAGGTCGATACAAATGGTCTGGGCAGTTTCACAAGCGTTGCGGGCTTGCGGGCGCGGACACTCGCCTTTAACGCCCGCACTATCGATATCACCCATGCGGAATCAACCGGAGAGTGGCGCGAACTGCTGGGGAGCGCCGGGGTGAAATCCGCAAGCCTCTCCGGCGCGGGGCTGTTCAAGGACGAAGTGAGTGATGCCACCATCCGCGCCTATTTTTTCGACAGCACAATTCGGCACTGGCAGATCGTGATACCGGATTTCGGTACGGTGGAAGGTGCCTTCCAGATCACGTCACTTGAATATGCGGGCACACATGACGACGAGCTGCGCTTCGATCTGGCGCTGGAGTCTGCTGGTGCACTGACATTTACAGGAGCCTGACATGACAAACCGGACACGAGGTGAAGTGGCGCTGAAGGCCAACGGGAAAAGCTACACGCTTTGCCTGACGCTGGGCGCATTGGCCGAGCTTGAAAGCGCATATGGGGGCGAAGACATTCTCTCGCTCGCGGAGCGGTTCTCAAGCGGGGTGCTGACCTCAAACGAAGCCATGACACTTTTGGCTGCGGCTCTGAAAGGCGGTGGTGAAAAAGTTGACCACCACGCATTGGCACAGATGAAGTTTGAACACGGCATGGCCGGGCTCATTCGCACGCTGGCAGATCTCTTGAGTGTCACATTCGGTGGCCAGGCCGAACCCGACACGGCGCAGCCGACGCGGAGAAAGGAAGGGGCCAAAACCCCGGTCCCTTTCCCTGGAGCGCGGTCTTGAGTTTTGCGCTGGGGCGCTTGGGCTGGCCACCGCAAACAGTGTGGGCAGCCACATTGCCGGAGCTGGAACATGCAGCCCGACCCTATGGCACCGCGCGCAAGGTGGAAAACCTGACCGCAGACACGCTGGCGCATTTGATGAGCCGCTTTCCAGACCAGACCGGAGGCAAGCATGCCCACGAACGATGATCTCACCGCAGACCTGCGAACAGGTGTAGCCGCTCTCCGGCAGGAATTTGCCTCTCTCTCGGCGGCAAGCCGCAGCTTCGGGCAGGATGCAAGGCGGAGCCTGGTCGGTCTTGAAACCGAAACGCGCACCGCCACACGGGGGGCACGCGATCTGGGGCGTGTGTTCACCGGCGCACTGGGTGACATTGCCAGCAGTGGCAAGTCGCTGAAATCAGTCCTGCAATCGCTCGCAGTGGACCTGGCGAAACTCGCAACAGAAAACCTGCTGGGCAATGGGAGCGGCGGTGCAAACGCGCTCACCAGTCTTTTGAACGCCAACGCCAATGGGAACGGGCCCGATACGGGGCGGATACGTGCCTTCGCCAAGGGCGGTGTTCTGGCAAGCCCGGCGCTTTTTCCCATGCGCGGTGGGACCGGTCTGGCGGGGGAGGCGGGACCGGAAGCCATTATGCCCCTCGCGCGTGGGGCGGATGGACGCCTGGGTGTGGCGGGGGGCGGCACAAACAACGTCTCGGTGACCTTCAATGTAACCGCGCAGGACGTTGAGAGCTTCAAGCGAAGCGAGGGACAGATTGCCGCTCTCCTGCAGCGCAGCCTCAATCACGGTGCCCGCAATCTTTAGAGAGCAGGTCAGAAACTTTTTGCAAACAGGGAAATGTTATGGGTTTTCACGAAATCCGCTTCCCGCTGGATGTCGCCTTTGGGGCATCCGGTGGGCCGGAACGACGCACGGAGATTGTGACACTGGGCTCCGGCCACGAGGAGCGCAACACGCCCTGGAAATCGTCACGCCGTAAATACAATGCGGGCTATGGCGTCAAATCCCTGGCGGATCTTTATGCCGTGCTCACCTTCTTTGAGGCACGTCGGGGACGTCTTCACGGGTTCCGCTGGAAAGACCGGCTGGATTATTCATCAACGATCCCCGGCCATGCCGTCACCCCCCTGGATCAGGTATTGGGGACAGGTGATGCCCATCGCGTGAATTTTCACCTGCTGAAAACCTACCGCTCCGGCGCGGAAGAAGAAGTGCGCCACATCACCAAACCTGTCGCGGGAACGGTGCGTGTGAGCGTTGATAGCGTGGAGCAGATTGCCGGCACGGATTATGTGGTTGATCTGACAAATGGCGAGATCACCTTTCTCGCGGGCCACGAGCCCGGAAGCGGGGCGGTGGTCGCCGCGGGCTATGAGTTCGATGTGCCTGTGCGTTTCGATACGGACAGGCTCGACATTAATGTGACCACGTTTCAGGCAGGCGACATTCCCAGCATTCCGGTAATTGAGGTGCGGACATGAAAGTGTTGACGCCGGGCCTTGTGACGCAACTGGAAAGCGGCACAACAACATTATGCCATTGCTGGAAACTGTCCCGGCACGATGGCGTGACCCTTGGTTTTACCGATCATGATCATGACCTGACCTTCGATGATCTGACTTTTGAAGCGGAAGGTGGCTTTACACCGGGGGCGATCGAAGCGTCGGTTGGTCTCGCGGTGGATAATCTGGACGTGGTGGGCGCACTCAGCTCCGCCCGGCTCAATGAAACGGACCTTGGGAAAGGCCTGTTCGATGACGCCGATATCGAGATCTGGCGCGTAGACTGGCAGAACGTGGCTGACAGGGTCCTGCTGCGAAAGGGGAATATCGGTGAGGTCACGCATGGCAGTCTTGGCTTCCAGGCTGAAGTGCGCGGGCTTGCACATCGGCTGAACCAGCCGACAGGACGCCTGTTTCAATATGCGTGTGACGCAAACTTTGGTGATACCCGCTGCGGTCTCTCCCGGACGACGCACACCCATGCCGCGACCGTCACCGCCGCAAGCGGTAATCGGGAACTTGAAGTGACGGGCCTTGAGGGCTTCACAAACCACTGGTTCGCACGTGGCGAGGGCCGCTTTACCAGCGGGCCCAACATGGACACAAATTTTGAAATCAAGGCACATACAAGGCGTCAGGGAGTAACCGTGATTGAGCTGTGGCAGGCGGCAATATCAGACGTGGCTATTGGCGATACGCTCCTTCTGACCGCCGGTTGTGACAAACAGGCGGTTACCTGTCGCGGCAAGTTTTCAAACATCAGCAATTTCAGGGGCTTTCCTCACATGCCGGGGAATGATTTTGCCTTGTCTTATCCCGCGCGCGGTGCGGGCAATGATGGCGGGAGCCGGAATACATGAACGAGCAGAAAACCTATTTGCGCAACGACGTGCTGCGTGCGGCCCGAGACTGGATCGGGACCCCCTATCGCCATCAGGCCTCGTGCAAAGGGGCGGGTGTGGATTGTCTCGGCCTCGTGCGCGGCGTCTTTCAGGAGCTTGAGGGGCAGGTGCCGGAAACGCCACCGGCCTATTCGCCCGACTGGGCGGAACTGCCGGGCCGCTTTGAAAGTGAACGAGAACCCATGCTGTCAGCTGCACGCCGTCATCTGGTCGAGAAAACGGACGAGCCGGAAAAGGGTGATGTCCTGATTTTTCGCATGAGCCCGAAGGCCGCCGCAAAACATGCCGCCATCATGTCGCAGGACGGTCGCATGATCCATGCCTATGCCGGTCGCGCGGTCGCGGAGACATATATGGGCCCGTGGTGGCAAAGACGGCTTGTCGCTCTGTTCCGCTTTCCGGGTGTGCGTGACTGATGGCTTCGCTTCTTCTCAGCACAGCCGGATCAAGCCTGGGCTCCACCCTGTTGCCAAACGGGGTGGCCTTTCTCGGGGCAAACATTTCCGGGGCGACCCTTGGCAATGTCATTGGCAATGTCGCGGGGTCTTTGATTGACCAGAAACTTTTCGGCACCGTTGCAACGCGCGAGGGACCGCGCCTTGCCGACCTGTCGGTACAAGGCTCGACGGAGGGTGCGGCCATTCCTCGCGTTTATGGACGTGTGCGGCTGGCCGGGCAGATGATCTGGGCCACCAATTTCCGCGAGACACAAGTGACCGAAACAACCGGTGGCGGCGGCGGGAAAGGGGGCGGTGGTGGCGGGCAAAGGGTTGAGACGACGACCTACACCTATTCCGCCTCGTTCGCGATTGCGCTTTGCGAGGGGCAGATTACCCGACTGGGTGCGGCGTGGGCCGACGGGCGCTTGCTCGACCTGTCGCGATATACATATCGTCTTTATGCGGGGAGTGAAGGGCAAGGGCCTGACCCGTTGATTGAGGCAGTTGAAGGCGCAGGAACCGTACCTGCCTATCGTGGCACCGCTTATCTTGTTTTTGAAGACATGCCACTTGCCGAATTTGGCAATCGTATCCCGCAATTGAGTTTCGAAGTGTTTCGGGCACTGGGTGGCGTGGAAAAC